GTGGCCCTTAGTGATACCAAACTCCGTAGCATCAATGCTAAGCCATACAGCGGCGCAGCTGAGGTCACAGATGGTGACGGGCTGAGTGTACGCATAACTCCCACAGGCACGATCACATTCCAGTTTCGTTATCGCTGGAACGGTAAGCCCGTTCGCCTCTCCATTGGCCGCTATCCCGCTATGTCTCTCAAGGAGGCGCGCGTTGTCGTCGGTGAGATGCGCGAATTGTACCTCAAGGGGCTAAACCCGAAAAATTATTTTGCCAAAGAAGATGGCGAGCTGACTCTCAAAGAGTGCCTGGATCAGTGGTGGGGCAAGTATGTTGAAACGCTGAAGCCGAACACTCAGACGCTGTACAAGTCAGTTGTGTACAACACGATGTACACAGAATTCCCGGACGCTCCGGTAGTAAACATTCCTGTTTCGGCATGGGTGCGTTTCTTTGATAAGCAGGAAAAGAAGAACAGCAAAAAGGCCAGGGTGCTTCTTCTGCAGCTACGTTCCGTCATGAACTGGTGTATCAGTCGCCAGTTGATCCCATCGTGCGAAGTCCTGAAGCTAAGTGTTAAGACCATTGGAAAAAAACCTGATGTGGGTAGCCGTGTTCTCACGTATACCGAGTTGGCTAAAATCTGGCTGGCGCTGGAGAACAACAAGATCGTTACCTCCAACAAGGTGCTTCATCAGCTGCTTTTGCTTTGGGGAGCCAGGCTATCAGAGCTGCGCCTTGCTACTGCCAGTGAGTTCAATATGGATGATCTTATCTGGACGACTCCAGCAGAACATTCAAAGATGGGTAACGTAATCCGTCGCCCGGTGTTTGACCAGGTGAAACCTTTTGTTGAAAGGCTCCTCAATGCTGGAAATGATGTTCTGTTTCCCGGCCAGGAACTCGACAAGCCTATAGATCGCTCGTCAGCAAATCTCTATATGAAAAAATTAAGGGATAAAATTGATATACCAGAGTGGCGAACACATGACTTCAGGCGTTCGCTGGTGACGAATTTATCAGGGGAAGGGGTTATGCCTCACGTCACTGAAAAGATGCTGGGGCATGAGTTAGGGGGAGTGATGGCGGTTTATAACAAACACGATTGGCTGGTGGAGCAGAAGGAAGCATACGAAAAGTACGCGGACAAAATATTTTGGCAAGTAAATAAGTTAAGATAAATTCTTTTTGTTAGGTTTGTCGAGGTCATCATGAATAGCGAATTATTAAAATGGCTTGTTAGTATCGTTACATCAGCAGCATTTATCTCTGGAGTTGGCTACTTATTTAGAGATAGTATTGGAAAATTTCTTACAAAATCTATTGAACACAAGTTTGATACAAAACTTGAAAAATTTAAATCTGAAGTGAGAGAGGGCGAGAAAGAACTGGAGCAAATAAGGAATTATCTTTCCAATGTGAGAACAAGCAGGGATTCTGTTCTCCAGTCAAAAAGATTCGAATCAGCTGAGAATTTAATTAAGATTCGTAAATACCTAATTGGTTTATCTATGGCGGTGCAATATATGCAGATGCTTAATGTCAAAGAGATAATGAAAATGGGAGATGACCAAAGACTTAATGACTTTATGGAAGCTATCACAAGGCCATTAAAAATAAATGAAAAGTTAGAAGAGTATAATGGTTTTGATAAGGATACTATGAAATTATATTTGAGTGAAAGCACACTTAAATCTTTTGAAATATATGAATCAATATCTTTGTTTGCTCTAATATCTCTTCGTTTTTTGTCAATCCCCTTAGCTAGAAAACACAACATTCTAAATGAAGGAGAGATAAGCAAAAAAATAATTGAGGTGATTCCTGCTTCAAAGGAAGGTTTTGATAAATTTGGTGAGATTTATATTTATAATTGGCACAATTACTTTTATACCGATGTATTAAATAAGCTTAGGAGTGAGTTGATTGGTGAAAACAATATGATCAATGATACAAAGTCTGCAGAAAGGCTTGCTTTGGATTTTCAAAAAACAAAGGGTAGTATAAAAGAACTGTTAGCAACCTATGGGTTGTCTCAGGGCTTAATAAATGAAGGTGGGATGGAAGAATAGTGATGGGTATATATTGAAATATAATAGGTTAGTGTTCTGTATGGCTTTAAATGTAACTAAACATACTTAAAGCCATTGTGTTTCACTTTTTGTTAATTTATCTGTGGCTATTAACTCCACCTCTCTCCAACCATTCTGAAACTGCTTTCCTGCTATAGCGTGTTGGATAGGTGAGAACAGGTTGAGGAAAACCATGCTCTTTACGTAAACGCCACACAGCTGTTTTTTTCTTCCCCAGCAATTCGAATACTTCTTTCTCTTCCATAAAATCCTTAGAAGTCATAAGCACCTCATTCAAAATTACCGTTAAAAATACATGTCCCACACCCGCCGCGAGCCCCTTCAGTACAAACATCACAGCGGTCAACTTTTTTACGAAGTTGTTCTTTGATGTGCAGCCTTGGCTCCCCATCTTTTGGTTCCGGCCATTCGCGCTGTTTGTTCACTGCCAGCTTTTCGATCATCGCCTGGGTAATCTGTTCGTCGGTGATACCGGCACGACGCTGGGCATCCCACATCAGGAATTGCATATCAGCCCACTCGGAGAGGTCACCAGGCTCTGCTGCAGCTTCCAGCGCTTCTTTGCTGAGGTGTTTCAGCGGGCCAACCGGGCCCACATTGCCGAAGGTAGCCTGTGACCATTCAGCGTGTTCACGGCGAACCTGATTGCGAGCAAATGAGAACTCCCCCATCAGCGCTGCCAATGCGATTTCAGTAATACGAAAATACATAGCTGCGCGGGACGGATTGCTGAATTCACCCTCTTTTAAAAACTTCGACATTTCCGCCACGTCAGCACGGCACACGGCGATTAATTGCTCATTAGTGAATGTGGCGATATCAGTCATTCCAGGCCTCCAGCTCGTTCTCTATTTCTTCGTCGATCTCGTCGTTGGTAGCTTCTTCATTCAGTTGGTCGCGGGCTTCTTTGAGATACACTTCACGACGCTCCCGGTACCATTCTGAGAACTCAGGAGTCCAGCCTTGTAGGGAGCCGTCAAAGTCAACTTTGGCGTTACGTTCAGCCATGCTCTCGACCATGCTGTAAGCGGTGGTAAGCGCCGCTTCGCGGATATACCCACGAAGGTCACGCTTGCGCCAGTACGGATTGCGCTTTGAGTCGCAGAATGGTTTAAATTCAACTTCCCAGCGGCGGATGCAACGTGCGTTCAGTGATTTACTCATGCTGCCCACCATTCAATAAACATGCAGATACCAACGGTTACTACGGCAATCAGCACCCAGCAGATCACATCTAACAGGGCGGCGAACCGACGTAGGGTGTATTTGCTGTAATTCTCAGGATCAATATTCATACCGCCTCCCCAAGTACCCAACGAAGTGCGCTTGCATACTCACCCTCGGCTGATTCCAGGGCTTTGATGATTTCTTTGCGGGTTTTCAGGCGCGGCTTTGCATCACCGAGGATCTGACGCTGACGCCGGGCTTTTTCATGGCCTGTTGTGCCAGCAGTTGCCGCTTCTATTTCAGAGACCTTCTCCCGCTGCTCTTCGGGTTTAAGAGATGCCAGCTGACGCGCCTGGGTAACGGTAACTGTGCCTGCCTCCACCGCTTCCCTGACGGCCTGGGTGGCATCGAGAAGGGAGAGCGTTGCTCGAACGGTCTGAACGCTGCAGCCAAACATCAGCGCTAAATCGTCCTCGTCGTGCCCGCGCTCCAGCGCATCAGCCATTTTCTTTGCTCGGCCCAGTGGCGTATCTGCCTGGCGGATTTCGTTAGCACTTACCATCGCCTGCGCCATGCGAACGGCGGAGCCACGTTTAGCGACTGCTGGAACCAGTAACGGTTCTTTACCCTCTTTCAACAGTCGCTTGTTGGCTTCCAGTGTATGGCGCACACGCTGGCGACCATCGACTACACAAGACAGCCCTGTCTCCGGGTCTTTCCAGACGATAATCGGCTCAAGAACGCCCTGGTCCATGATGTTCAGCACCATTGCCTCGCTGATAGGCAGGTGGATACGCTCATCGTAAAGCGGGTGCGTTTTGTCGGTGACCAAGTGCAGATTTTCAGGTTCGAACGTCAAAACGTTCGTTTTGCCACTCGCGCCATATACCAGCTTTGAGTCTTTAGCCATCAGAGAGCCTCCACGTTACGGAAGCTGGTGGGGCAAATTGCTTTCAAATCGCGCATTGCTTCGAGGACATGCAGATTTGTGCGCTTCTTGGTGTGTCGCTCGGTCAGACGATCACACTCCTTCGCCCAGGATTTGACCTCTGCGAGAAGGTCGTCACGTTCGGTGCGCGTCTGGCGCAGAGCTACATTCGAAACATCGAGGACGGTAGCCAGTTCCTTGATGATTGCTGCCTGTTCTGGTGGCATAGTTTTGGCTATTTCGTACGCCTGTTTAATCAGTTGTTTTGCTGTCTTAGCCATCTTTTGTTCTCCATCTGACGCGCTGCAACGCGTAAATTTAGGGTGCAGCAACCCAACCCATGAGAGTGGGTGAATAGCTGGTAAAAATTTCTTGCTGATAGGGGACCGCCACTGCAATGGCGGTACGTTAGTTCTCCACACAACAAAAAGAGCACTACCGCGTTCTGCCGTTCCATCCTGGCTTTTGGTACCGCAACGGCTGCGAGATGTTTTTTGCATGCCAGCGCTCTTTTGGTTGTGTCCTCGTCTCTTCCGAGGTGTCACACCTTTTCTCCGCGCTGGTGGGGCGCACGTCGTGCCTGAACACTTAGCTTGCACATTCCGGTTGTTCTGAGAGGCATGGATAAAGGGATTCTCAGGCCGCTGCGGCACATGTGCCATATGCCGTAATGCTCACTACCACACCAGAGTATGTAACTACCGGTACTCGTGATGTGATTTAAATGTACCTTTAGTTACCAATATGGTCAAGAGAGCTATGTACTTTTTGTTACCTGAGGATTGAAAAAAAAGCCAGAAGGAGATCTGGCTTTAGAAATGAGTAACTTAAATGTTTTGGGTAATCTGAACCACTTTACCAACAATCCGGCAATTACCATCTATCGGGATGGGTTTAAAGGCAGGGTTAAGTGGCATCAAGTATGCGAAAGGGCTATCCCATACCAGCTTTTTAACGGTAGCTTCAGCAGAGCCGTCGAGTATTGCCACTACAATTTTTCCGTAAAGGTCATCCAATTGACCATAGTGCGGTTCAACAATAACGATCGATCCTTCTGGGATGGATGGCAGACCATGAGGGTTAGTCATAGACTCCCCGCGAACTACCAGTCCGAATGCTTCATTAGAAACGTTTGCAGTGGTTTGCGTCCATGAAATCACATCAGAAAGCCTTGAGCATGCATAAGTATCAGTCCACATCCCAGCTTGAACAGCGGAGATAATAGGAACTGCCGTGGGTGGCTTAAGGAACGGAATAACTTTTGTATCATCCGGCGTTTCCTCACCTCGACCGTAAAGAATCCATTCTGGAGTTGTCTGCAGCGCCACCGCCAGCTGATGGAGATTCTCACCATCAGGTTTAGTAGTGCCGCTCTCCCATTTTGTTACGGAAACACGGCTTACCCCCAAGCGTTTAGCTAGGGTCTGCTGTGTTATGTCGAGCTGGACTCGACGGGATCTTATTCGGTCTTTCATCTCTGTTTTCATGTAACCAATGTTACATGGAATCCTTGTAACTGTTGTTTGCTATTTAATGTACCTTTTGTTACCTTTAAGGCGTAAGTTAACCAGGAGGAACCATGCGTAAATCAGAAGTTATCGAACACTTCGGAGGCGTATCAAAAACCGCAAGTGTTCTTGGTATTTCCCACCCGGCAGTTTGCCGATGGGGTGAAGTCATCCCTCAAAAACAAGCATTCGTCATCGAACGAATTACGAAAGGCAAGCTGAAGTACGACGCCAGCCTTTACCAAAAGGCTACAGATTCAGCTGCTTGAAAGTAACTACAAAAGGAAAATCAATATGGTAGAGCCAAACCTCAAAGAAGCCGTCAAAGCGATGTGCAAAGCATATCCAGGTGGGCGCGAAGCAATGGCTGGCGCACTGGGAATGACGGTGACGCAGTTTAACAACAACCTTTACGAGAAAAACGGCTGTCGTTTCTTCGAAGTCAGCGAGCTGGAAGCGATGGAGGACATTTCCAATACGTCGTTACTGGCTGATTACTTCGCTCGCCGCCGTGGTGCTCTGCTGGTGGATGTTCCGCACCTGGAAGAACTGGACCGAGTGGACTTGTTTAGCCGGGCAATGCGTACCTCTGCCGCCAGGGGGCAGGTTGATCAGATTATCGAACAGGCACTTGAAGATGGCGTTATTGAAAGGCATGAGGCCGAAGAAATCATGGTGCATCACCGCCGCCACCTGGCAGCTCGGGAAGAAGAGATTGCCGCAATTATCACGTTATTTTCACGCAAAAAGAAGTGACGCCAGCGAGTTGCAGCTCCTGGCGTCGTGGCGTGTCGTTATCAGTGGAGATTACTAACGCATGAACAGTTTATCAACACAATACCGCAGGTCGCAACTTGTAGCGCGGCCAGTTCCTGGTGGAGCAGGACCGGTGCAGTTCGTGTATGGGGTAAGAGTACCAGGCGGGTTCGAGCCTGTCTGCTACCAGTTTGCTCAGTGGGTGGTAGGGGACTTTAACGGCCAGGCGGAGAAAGTATGCGAGAGCTCAACCGATGGTTCAGAGATCACTACGGTGTCCCGGTCAGGGTCATACGCTGGGAGCCCCAGACACAGCGCGTTATATACCTGCGTGAAGGGTACGAGCATGAATGCTTTAGCCCCCTCGAGCAATTCAGACGTAAATTCAGAGAAATAAAGGACGATCATGAGCACTAAATTAACAGGATACGTCTGGGACGCTTGTGCATCTTCGGGGATGAAGCTATCCAGCGTGGCAATCATGGCGCGCCTGGCTGACTTCAGCAACGATGAGGGTGTTAGCTGGCCTTCTATTGCGACCATATCCCGTCAGATTGGCGCTGGTGAAAGTACTGTCAGAACGGCGATAGCTGCACTTGAGAAAGAGGGGTGGCTCACTCGCACACAGCGCCGCAACGGCAACCGTAATGCATCGAACGTCTACCAGCTCAACGTTTCCAAACTACAGAAAGCGGCATTTTCTCACCTGTCAGTTTCTGACACATCAAAATCTGACACGTCAAAATCTGACACGTCAAAATCTGATGCGTCAAAATCTGATGCGTCAAAAATTGACCCCTCAAAATTTGAGGCGTCGGAATCCATCAAAAAAACCAGTTTTGACCCGTCAGAATCTGGTGGGGATCCGTCAGTAAAATCAACTACTGATCCATCAGATATAAATCCTTCTTGTCCGGACGCTTCGCAACCGGACGAACAGGGCTCTGCTGATGAATTTCTGTCACGACATCCTGACGCGGTGGTGTACAGCGCTGCAAAGCGGCAGTGGGGCAGCCAGGACGATTTAACCTGCGCCGAGTTCATTTGGGGAAAAATTATCAGCATGTACGAACTGGCTGCTGAAAGTGATGGAGAGGTAGTTCGCCCTAAAGAACCAAACTGGACCGCATGGGCGAATGAGGTTCGCCTGATGGTGATGCAGGACGGGAGAACTCATAAACAAATTTGCTCACTTTTTAAGCGCGCCAACAAAGATTCGTTCTGGTGTAAAAACGTACTCAGCCCGTCGAAGCTTCGGGAAAAATGGGATGAGCTGTCGTTAAAACTATCTGCTCCACTCAATAGCTCCCGCCAGGAGGCGTCCATTTCGCGAGCCAGTTTCGACGGGGTTGATTACTCATTGCCAGAAAACTCGGGGTTCCGCACATGAGCAAGCCATTTCTCAAATGGGCTGGTGGAAAGTATACCCAGCTGGCTGACCTGTTCGTGCATATCCCGGCAGGCAAACGCCTGATAGAGCCATTCGTTGGTGGTGGGTCGGTATTCCTGAACAGCGAAAAGCACGCAGATTACCTGCTGGCGGACGTTAATCCGGACCTGATTAATCTGTATCAGATGTTAGCGGTGGTGCCGGATGAAGTGGAATTAAAGGCCCGCTGGATGTTTGAGCACATGCGGTCACCAGATGGCTATGAACTGATCCGTTCCGAGTTCAACGCTCAGACGCTGGATGCTACTGAACGCGCAGCTGCATTCCTGTATCTCAACCGGCATTGCTTCAATGGCCTGATGCGCTACAACCAGGCGAACAAGTTTAATGTGGGCTGGGGAGCTACAAGGCCCCGTATTACCCGATGGATGAGATGAAAGCCTTCGCGGATATGGCGCATAACTGCGTATTCATGACCGCTGATTACCGCCGGACAATCAGCCTGGCCGGGAAAGGGGATGTGGTTTACTGCGATCCGCCTTACGAACCGATGCCGGGAACAACCGGATTCACCGCCTACGCCGCTGGTGGTTTTAACTGGGAGAACCAGGTAGACCTGGCGAAGCAATGTGTATCTGCCTTTCACCGTGGGGCTCGGGTAGTAATTTCAAACTCATCTGCACCGAAGGTTCTCGACCTGTACCGGGAACATGGTTTTAACCTGCAATTCATCAACGCGCGCCGTTCGATCTCCTGCAAAAGCAGTACGCGGGAAGTCGCAAAAGACGTTGTAGCGATCCTTTAAGGGGGCTAAATGAAACTGACTTTACCATTTCCACCGAGCGTAAATAGTTACTGGCGCGCCCCGAGCAAGGGACCGCTGAAAGGCAGGCATCTGGTAAGCGAGACAGGGCGCAAGTTCCAGCAGGCAGCGAGAGCGGCGATTATTGAGCAACTGCGGGCCGTTCCCCGGCCATCCACTGATCTGGCTGAGGTTCATATAGTGTTGTATCCGCCGGATCAGCGCCGTCGGGATATCGATAACTACAACAAAGCGCTGTTCGATGCCCTGACTCTAACAGGCGTCTGGGAAGACGACAGTCAGGTTAAGCGCATGCTGGTGGAGTGGGGGAACATCGTGAAGAAAGGGAAAGTAGAAATCACCATCCGACGTTTTCGTGCAGTTGCCTGACGTGGAGATGATATGAGAGCACTACTAACCCCTGAGATTGCCCCACGCATGGGCGTTGTTCTTCTTCGCCCAGGTGCTGATCTCATGCCGATGTTCAGGAGAGGGCGGGTACTGATTGAGCCTGCACCGGAAAAATACAGCGACTACGCAACCGGAGCCATCCCTCCCGCCACGCAGCCACTGGCAGAAGACCCGGTTTTGAAGCCAGTCTTCGAAAACAAAGACGTCATTCTACGCGCGGGTGGTATCAGCTCGCTGGAGGCCGAGCTGGAGCGTCGTTTTGAATGCCAGTATCCCCACGGCTCATGGCACAGCGAAAATTTTACGTTGTTCCGGCATGAGCCTGGCAGCATCCGCCTTTGCTGGGCCTGCGATAACCTGGTGCGTGATCAGTACACAGAGACGCTGGCAGGCATTGCGCGTGAGAACCTGGTATCCTGGCTGATAACGGTCATCCGCTCACAGCTGGGGTTCAACGAAGACCATCAACTGACGATCCCCGAGTTGTGCTGGTGGCTGGTTATAAACAATCTGGCGCACGTCATCCCTGAATCGCTGGCCCGAAAAGCCCTGCGATTGCCGGAAATTAAGCATCAGCCGGTGATGAAGGAGAGCGATATTGTGCCGGAGCCAGCGGCGAGCGAAGTGGTGCAGAAAAAGATTCTCGGTCTTCGCGTAGATCCTGAAACGCCGGAATCATTCATGCTGCGACCAAAGCGCCGCCGCTGGGTAAACGAGAGCTGGACGCGCTGGGTTAAGTCCCAGCCGTGTGTCTGCTGTAACAAACAAGCAGATGATCCCCATCACCTGATAGGCCACGGGCAAGGTGGAATGGGAACAAAAGCGCATGACCTGTTTGTGTTGCCGCTTTGCAGAGCGCATCACGACGAGTTGCACGCTGACACCGTGGCATTTGAGGAGAAGCACGGCTCACAGCTGGAGCTGCTGTTTCGATTTCTGGATCGTGCGCTGGCAATCGGCGTCTTAGCATGAACAGTGGAGAAAACATGCGTGATATTCAGATAGTTTTAGAGCGTTGGGGTGGATGGGCTGCGAATGATAGTTCCGGAGTCGATTACTCATCAATAGCCGCTGGTTTCAAAGGACTTCTTCCCCCAACAAGCAAATCCCGTCAATCATGTACTGACGATGACGCTCTTATTATTGAGGGATGCTTAGCGCGTCTTCAAAAACGTAAGCCCTATGAGCATTCGCTGTTGGTTGCGCATTATCTATATGGTATCTCGAAACGGAAAATTGCTAAAGCGCGAAAGAAGGACGAGAAGCTGATACGTATTGAAATACAGATGGCTGAAGGTTTCATAGATGGTTGTTTGTCTATGTTAGACGTACGATTAGATATGGATTGAAAAAAAGGGCACGGACGCCCTTTTAAATATATGGTAAAATCCAATTAATTTTACGCCAAGTAAACCCAAACATTATAATTGCTACTATCAATAGTGATAATGATTGAATGATGAATATGAACTCTATTTTTTTGTCATTGTAAATTAATTGCTCGCTGGCAAACATGGCAATAAGTGAAATTAAGCATGCTGTAATTAGTGTCGCTCCAGCAGCTAATAAATTAGTTACTATACCTTGAAGTATGTTGTTGTTTTTTAAAGCTTTCAAGACCCCATTTGAATTGGCGCTAGCTGCACTGAAAATCGAAATAGTAGCAAGCACAAAACCAAACAAGATTCCTGAAACAGTAGAGATGACCCCTGCTGATGTGAGAATGTCATTATGTTGCATTAAAGGAACATACTTCAATAACAAGTATGTCAAAAAAATGCTTCCTATTATATTTGCTATATATCTCAATAACATAAACTATACCTTCTTAATGCTTATGTCGTACTGCATAAGGTAACCATTATTATCAATTTTAGCAGAAATCATCGCTTGGAGCACATCGCTATCTGTGCCATAGCCGTTTACGGTATGTATATTTTTTTCCGAGATGAGAACCTGTTCAAGCAGACTCTGCTCAGCAGTGTTTTTTGGCTGTGTTACTGCTGCTTTTTTGACAATATTCGGTATTTTTTCTAATAATTCTTTAATACCATCTTTTACCACATCCGAAAGGTAGCCTTTAACTTTAACTCTTCCAGAAGCTCTCCCTCTAAGATTGATTTTTAAATGCGTACCACCAAGACCAATCATCATATTTAATAGTTCTTTCGAAAAAGAACTATCTAACTGATAATTAGTCACATCGAAGTTTCGTGGAGCAGCTAGGATAAGTTCGCAGCTTCTAAGTGTACTTCCTGTTTCGAGAAGTTCTTTAATACTTTCTTTCTTCCAAATGGCTTGGAAAGAAAAATTGTTTCCAGGCTGTCCACTTTGGCTATAAAGAAGATAAGCGAGATCAGATTCCTTTGGACCAAGATGGTTTTGCGTAAGGATCAAAATGTCGCTTTCATAGTAATATAAAAAATAAGTACGCTCGACAATGTATTTTTTATCATCCAATGGGATGTTGTGTTCTTTCCAGTGCTCATCGCCAATATAAGGAAGGAGGTACTCTTCTCTTGAGCAAGACATATAGCCAAAATAATATTTGGCATTAGTGTCTTTATTTATAAACGCAATTTTCAACTTTTTATTTTTATATGTAGTATCGAAATGATTGTTAGTTACATTCACGCAAGTGCTGTAAAGGCTATCGATCGCAGCTTTGGCAACAGAGTTGCTTCGAATGGTTCCAGAACTACTCGTATAGAAGCCAATTCGTAGTTTTTTGGGTTTTTTTACCGCAACTGCACTCGTCATAACATTCCTTAGTACACTAATAGTTAACAATTGAACCTTAATATGCTGTGGACCTTTAATTTATCAAAAAAGTTTTGCGCGGTCCGCATTTTATTATGTAGCATGTTAAGAGTGGTTTCTATGCCACGGACTTAAAACGATACCTAGGCCTCAATTTGCAGAGGCTTACAGCATTCAAAGGCTGCCTACGGGTGGCCTTTCTTTTTTTCAGGCTCACGGGAATCATCATCGATAAAGATCGTTGTTAAATCAGCCCGATGGGCCTGACCCTTTCAAACACACAGCACCCCGTTAACCCGGAGGTGAACCTATGGCAAAGCATATGCAAGACAAAGAAAGCATGGCCGGAATCACCTGGCTGGCTCTGCTGATCATTGCTGGCTGGGGCGGCCTTGTCCGATTCCTGATGGATGTGAAGCAGGGCAAAGCAAAATGGAGCTGGATAAATGCTTTTGCGCAGATTGTGGTTTCGGCTTTTACCGGGGTTATTGGTGGGCTCATCAGCATTGAAGGTGGCCTGAGTATTTACATGATACTGGCTACTGCCGGTATTAGTGGTGCTATGGGTTCCGTAGCGCTCACGTATTTCTGGGAACGAATCACCGGAGTGAAAGCACAATGACAGCAGACCAGATTATCGAGGGGATCCTCGGAAAAGAGGGTGGTTATGTCGATCACCCCTCTGATAAAGGAGGGCCAACCCGCTGGGGCATCACGCAAACCACAGCTCGCGCACATGGCTACACCGGTGATATGCGAAACCTGCCCAGGGAAACAGCAAAGCAAATCCTGCTGAGCGATTACTGGACTGGCCCCCGGTTCGACCAGGTGGCGAGTTTGTCTACGTTACTGGCAGATGAGCTTTGCGACACTGGGGTGAACATGGGGCCATCGGTTGCCAGTAAGTTTTTCCAGCGCTGGCTGACGGCAATGAATGTCCGCGGGAAGCTTTATCCCGATCTTATCCCGGATGGAGCCATTGGCCCCCGAACCATCACTGCGCTTAAGGGATATCTTTCCGCCCGCGGGAAAGAGGGTGAACAGGTTCTGTTGCGTGCGCTGAACTGCAGCCAGGGTGCCAGATATCTCGAACTAGCTGAGGGCCGCGAAGCCAACGAGGATTTTCTCTACGGCTGGGTTAAGGAGCGTGTCCTGTGAAGATGATCATTTTCGCTTTGCTCGTGCTGGTGGCTGTGCTCGTTCTGTTACTCCTGCGCAAATATACCCGGCTGGAGTTCGTTGGCCATGCCAGCCTGCTGCTGAAAACATGGTCTGTAAAGCTGGGAGCTATCGGCGCGCTGATTGGCGTATGGGCGCAGTCGTTCCCGGATGCTGCGCTGCACGCCTGGGCGATGCTGCCGCCGGATATTAAAAACCTCCTGCCGCCAAACATCGTTGCACTGATTAGCCCGGCGCTGGTGGTACTGGCGGTGCTTTCGCAATACGTGCGCCAGCCAGCATTGAAAGATAAGGCCGACGAACTGAAGGAGCCGCAGCAATGAGCTTCGAAATTATTGCTGGGCTGGTGGTCGTCATCCTGGGCGCTATCGCTGGCGCGTTTGGCATCGGTCATGCTCGCGGAACAAGTAAGGCGGAAGCTAAAGCCGAACAGCAGCGTACCGAAGAAAACGCCGCTGCTACTGTCGCCGCGGCAGAACGCCGTGCTGAAGTCACGAAAGGGGCCAGTGATGTACAGGAAGACGTTAAGCGTATGGGTGATGACTATGTTGATCGCGAGCTGCGCGAAAGATTTACCCGCCCCGGTAGTCGTTGATACGGCCTGCAGCTGGGTGAGGGTCATCTACCTGACCGACCACGATATTGACGTGATGGACCGTCAGACCAAGCGAGACATTCTGGCACACAACAAATCTGTGCTGGCCAATTGCCCACAATCAACCGAAAAGGCTACGAAATGAGTGAAGCAAAACCGCAGGATGGCAGCACTGTAAAAGGCTACCGCACATTAACCGATGGCGACATTGAGCGGATGAACCGCCTCAAAGGTGTCAGCCGGCATTTTTGCAGTCTGCTCGATACAGAGCGAGGTGAATTGTTGGCTGTCCGCAATGGACCGGCAATGTTAAGCGCTGAGCAGGCACGGGAGATTGATGAAGCTATGCGCTGCCAGGCACTCGCGCGCACCAAAATGCAGGAAGCCTGTATGTGGGCATGCCGCGCAGTTGCCCGGCCAGATGCTGACTGTTAACCCCACCAAGGATAAATCACCAACTATCCCCAGTCGAGGATAAACCAATGAAGCAATAAGCGGATAGACCGCAGCTGAAAGGCAATGGAGCAGTCGTGATGCTCCCCTGAGTCGCCATTGAGCGAGCCTGTGTAGCGACGGGTCAAGGTTCTTATATCAAAAGAAGCTCCGGTAAAGCAGCGCGAGTGCCAGACGCGCACCGGTTATAAGCGGCGATGATGCGACAGCGACTCAAGGGCATAAGCGTGGCCACTCCGGGAAGTGGCAAAGCATTACAGGAGCCATTCGCCGAGTGGCTTCGATAATGCTCCCCACATCGCACAGAGGTAAGACATGTCAGAGATCACCGCATCCGAGCAAATCCGCCTGGATATCATCAAGAAAGTTAACTACGACACCGCAGCGGCCAAGCTGGCCATTGACTGGGTAGGCGACAGCTATCTGAAGTCTGAGCTTTTCGCAGACTCATTTGATCGTGTTTTCACGGAAAGCGAGATTGTCTCGAAGACCCGTAAAGCGATTCAGGAAGCGACCGAAGCGCTTGCGCTGTTTGATACCGGTGCAGAGCAGGCGAGCTAAGGCATTACAGCAGGCATTCATTGAGTGCCTGTGATAATGCTTCATTTTTGTTGGCGTTACCAATATGCTGATAACTCCATTAAAAAAGGAGGTCATCGTGATTAAAAATTATTTCTATGATGTAAATGGCTTAGCTCAAAAAGAAGAAATTAAAAGAGAAATTGTTGTCGCTGCTGTATTGGAGATTGTAAACTCTGGCGCCGTAAATACCGGAGTACAAAACTCCCTTAACCATATTCAAAGCAAATTAGCTGATACAGTAGATGCAATACAGGCTGTTCTTGAAAAAAAATAGCTGTTAAGTTTCTTTAAAACCTCGCTACGGCGGGGTTTTTTTTATGGAGGTAATATGCGCCTGACAGTCCTCGACGACGATCCGGGTGAACGTATCGAACCCGGTCACGAACGTATTACGGTTTATCTCAATAGCGTAGAGGTAAAGCACGTTTTTTCTGCTGACGATGATAAAGCGAGGTGATTGCCGCCGTGCTTGATAGCCGGGGTTATCTCACTGCCGAGAACGGTGAGGTTAAGCGGCAGACGCTGTTAGGTCAGGTAAGGATAGAGCGATGCCCTCGCTAATACCCCGAGCCTGCCGTAAGCGCGGATGCCCTGGAACTACCACAGACCGCTCAGGCTTCTGCGAGAAGCACCGCAATGAAGGCTGGCAACAGCATCAACAGGGAAAGAATCGCCACGAGCGTGGCTACGGTAGCCAGTGGGATATCAGGCGTGCGCGCATCCTGAAACGCGACAACCATTTGTGCCAGAATTGCCTCCGCAGCGGGCGAGCTGTCGCAGCAAAGACGGTTGACCACATCAAGGCCAAGGCTCATGGGGGTACCGATGACGATTCGAACCTCGAAAGCCTGTGTTGGCCCTGCCATCGAACGAAAACCGGGCGCGAACGCATCAAGTGATATCGATTCTCATTTGAGCCGTGGCAGAGGGGGCGGGGTCAAATCCCTGACGGCAAAGGCCAAAAGGACCGCCGCCCAACCTTTTTTCACACCGCCGCAGGTTAGAAAACTTTTTTTTGGGGTCCCCCATCCAATGATTAATAGGAGTTTTCGATTATGCCAGGACCACCGAAAACCCCGACACATCTGGCTTTAGTGAAGGGGAACCCATCCAAGCGCCCGATCAATAAGAACGAGCCAAAACCCCCGTCAGGGGTCCCCCCAATACCGAAACATTTCGATAAACAGGGTAAGTACTGGTTCAAGCGTATTGGTGAGGAACTTGATGCCGTCGGCGTGTTGACCACGCTGGATGCTAAAGCGCTGGAGTTGTTGATCGAAGCCTATGTTGAATACCGGCATCACTGCGACACGCTTGAACGTGAAGGTTACACCTATGCCGTCTACAGCGAAGATGATTCAGATGAAGGAGGGGAGCGGGAAATCAGAATGATAAAACCGCACCCTGCAGCAGTCATGAAGGCTGACGCGTGGAAACGGATCAGAGCGATGCTGAGCGAATTCGGCATGACACCTGCCAGCCGATCAAAGGTTGGTGCAAAAGTCCCGGCAGAAGCGACCCACTGGAAGAATTTCTTAAAAAGCGCAAATGATGAATGGCAACCGTTGCAGATGGATTTCGCTACGCCGAGCGCGTGGTATCTGGCGATATCGTTGCTGGCGAGCTGGTGCGTCTTGCGTGCCAGCGGTTCTTTCATGATTTAGAACACGGCCCGGCGCGCGGTGTTTATTTTGATGAAGGCCGCGCCCAGCACGTTCTCGATTTCTATAACTTTGTTCCCCACGTGAAGGGGCATTTGACCGGCAAGCCGATCGAGCTGATGGACTGGCACGTTTTTATCCTGATAAATCTTTTTGGGTTTGTCGTCCCGCTGATAGATGAAATTACGTGTGAAGGAGTTCTGGATGACGACGGCGAACCCATGTTTGTACGGCGGTTTCGTACCGCTTATGACGAAGTAGCCCGTAAGAATGCAAAATCAACGCTTTCATCTGGAATCGGCCTTTATATGGCTGGCGCTGATGGTGAGGGCGGCGCTGAGGTTTATTCCGCTGCAACCACCCGGGATCAGGCCCGCATTGTGTTTGATGATGCCAAACGCATGATTAAGCTGGCCCCGAAAACTCTGGGGCGGTTATTTGGCAGCAATAAGCTGAATATTCACCAGGAGCGGACAGGCTCTAAGTTTGAACCTGTAGCCAGTGATGCGAACAACCTCGACGGTCTGAATATTCACTGCGGGATTGTTGATGAGCTCCATGCGCATAAAACCCGAGATGTCTGGGAAGTTCTCGAAACGGCAACCGGCGCCCGACTACAGTCTCTTATCTTCGCGATCACTACTGCGGGATTTAATAAAGAGGGTATTTGTTACGAGCAGCGTGATTATGCCATTAAGTTGCTGAAAAATTTTGACAACCCGGACCCTCTATCACCGAAAGATGATAGCTATTTCGCACTGATTTATACCCTGGATGAGGGTGACGATCCTTTCGACGAGGCAAACTGGCCGAAAGCAAATCCCGGTCTGGGTGTTTGTAAGCGATGGGATGATATGCGTCGCCTGGCTAAAAAGGCGAAAGAGCAGGTGGCAGCGCGGGTCGGATTTTTTACCAAGCATCTCAATATCTGGGTGCAGGGTGAAAAAGCGTGGATGGATATGGCGCGCTGGGAAAAATGCCGCGATACCTGGGATGACTCAACTACGGCCAGCTGGTCAATGTGGCTCGGCGTTGATCTTTCCAACAAAATTGATATTTCAGCCGCGGTTAAAGTATGGCTTGCCCCAAATGGTGATGTTTACGCGCGTTCCCGATTCTGGATACCTGAGGGACGGCTGGAAGCCTGCACAAAACAGCAGGCGGAACTTTACCGTAAATGGAATCAAGCGGGATATCTGGAATTTACTGATGGGGATGTTATTGACCATGCCGTGATTAAAGAGGAAACGATCGAGTGGGCACGCGGTGAATCACTGAATGAATTCGCGTACGACCCCTGGAGTGCCACTCAGTTTGCTTTGTCGGTAGCAGCTGAAGGAATACCGATTGTTGAAGTCCCTCAGACGGTGAAAAACCTGTCAGAAGCGATGAAGGAAGTCGAGGCCAAGATTTACGCCGGGCGTTTTCATCACGACGGTAATCCGGTAATGACCTGGATGATGTCAAACGTCACCGTCAAACCAGACAAAAACGAGAATATTTTCCCCAACAAGGCCACTCCAGAAAACAAAATTGACGGCCCTGTCGCGATGTTTATTGCGATGAGTCGCCTGCTTGTTAACGGTGGTGGTGAAGTTGACTTCCTGTCCACTATCGACCCTGACGAAGACCTTTTACTTCTATGAAAACTTTAATCACTGATGCTATCGGGCTTACCGGGTTCGGTTCGCTTGCTGCTGGCGTGTATCTCCAGTTCGGGCTGGCGATGTCTCTGATGATGTCGGGAACCCTGCTACTCATTTATGCGCTGTTAGCGGCAATGAGGGGGAATAATGCTGCTTGATGCTCTTTTTCGCAGTGAACCACTGGAAAACCCGGCTACGCCGATCACGAGTGAGTCGGCAGAAACAGATAACGTGTTTGCCCAGGACGTATTTGTCAGCCCGCAAACGGCGATGAAGCTGGCTGCGGTGTATGCCTGTATTTACGTTATCTCTTCGAATATCGCTCAGATGCCACTGCATGTTATGCGGAAAACCAATAACAAGGTTGAAGCTGCCCGCGATCACCCTGTGTTTTACCTGGTTCACGATGAGCCGAATATGTGGCAGACCAGCTATAAGTGGCGTGAGCTAAAACAGCGTCATATTTTGGGCTGGGGGAATGGTTACACCTGGGTGAAGCGTTCCCGTCGTGGTGAAGTTTCCGGGCTGGAATGCTGCATGCCCTGGGAAACGACACTGCTTAACACGGGTGGTCGGTATACCTATGGCGTTTACAACGAAGAGGGGGCGTTTGCCGTCAATCCCGACGATATGGTGCATATCCGGGCGCTGGGTAACAACCAGAAAATGGGGCTTAGCCCAATTATGCAGCATGCCGAGACGATAGGAATGGGGATGAGTGGGCAGGCTTATACCAGTTCATTCTTCAACGGTAATGCGCGACCCGCTGGCATTATTTCGGTGAAAAGCCAGCTGAATGAAGAAAGCTGGGGGCGTTTAAAAAGCATGTGGCAAAAAGCTACAGCTGCTTTGCGCAGCCAGGAGAATAAAACAATGCTTCTCCCGGCAGAGCTGGATTACAAAGCGCTCACCGTTTCCCCGGTTGATGCCCAGATCATTGATATGTCGAAGCTGAATCGGTCGATGATTGCCGGGATATTTAATGTACCGGCGCACATGATTAACGATCTCGAAAAAGCCACTTTCTCAAATATTACGCAGCAGGCCATTCAGTTTGTCCGCTACACGATCATGCCGTGGGTAACGAACTGGGAACAGGAACTCAATCGCCGTCTGTTCACCCGTGCTGAACTGGCCGCCGGATATTACGTCAGGTTTAACCTGACAGGCCTGCTACGCGGGACCCCGCAGGAACGTGCTCAGTTCTACCACTTTGCGATCACTGATGGCTGGATGAGCCGCAATGAAGCGCGAGCCTTCGAAGACATGAATCCGGTAGATGGCCTGGATGAAATGCTGGTGAGCGTTAACGCCGCGAACCCCGCAGACGATTTTAAGGCACCTAAAACCGACGAGGAAAAGCCCAATGAATGACCGTGAAACGCGCTGTTACAGCGGGGAGGTCAGAGCCGAGCAACGCACCGATGAACCTACCCGCATTCTGGGCTATGGCTCGGTGTTCAACAGCCGTTCTGAACCCCTGTGGGGATTCCGTGAAATCATCAAGCCCGGAGCATTTGACGATGTGCTGAATGATGATGTTCGCGGGCTGTTTAACCATGACCCCAACTTTATTCTCGGACGGAGCGCTGCCGGGACGCTATCCCTGTCTGTCGATGAGCGCGGCCTGCGTTACGACATTACAGCTCCGGATACGCAAACTATCCGCGATCTGGTGCTGGCGCCGATGATGCGCGGTGACATTAACCAGTCATCTTTTGCCTTCCGGGTATCCCATGACGGTGAAAATTGGTACCAGGACGATGAAGGGATCGTTATTCGTGAAATATCGAAGTTTTCCCGGCTGTTTGATGTCAGTCCGGTGACTTATCCCGCATATCAGGAGGCCGACTCCGGCGTCCGATCGATGAAAGCCTGGCAGGAGGCGCGCGACAGCGGTGCGCTAAAGAACGCCATTAATCAACGAATGGCGCGTGAGCGCCTGCTGACCCTTCTTAACGCGTAAGGAAAAATCATGAAACTGCATGAAATGAAGCAAAAACGTAACATCATCGCCAAAGATATGCGTGCCCTGCATGACAAAATTGGTGATACACCCTGGACCGATGAGCAGCGTACTCAGTGGAACGCTGCAAAATCGGAGCTTGACGCCCTTGATGAGCGTATTGCACGCGAAGAGGAACTGCGCCGCCAGGATCAGGACTATATCCACGAAAACGAGCCGGAACAGCGCCAGCAGCAGAATCGTGATCCAGCAAACCCGGAAGCACAGGCTAACGAACGCCGTGCTGCGGCGTTTAATGCGTTTTTGCGCCGTGGTCTTGGCGAGATGAGCGCTGAAGAACGCCAGGCTTTAAAGGAGCTGCGTGCACAGGGCACGACGCCGGATGAAAAAGGGGGTTACACCGTACCAACCCAGTTCCGCAATAAGATCGTCGAAGCACTGAAAGATTACGGTGGAATTGCCAGTGTGGCGCAAATTCTGAATACCGCCAACGGCCAGGACATTGACTGGGCAACCTCTGACGGTACCACTGAAGAAGGTGAACTGCTGGGCGAAAACACTGAAACCAGTGAAGAAGACGTGTCTTTCGGCGGTGCAACGCTGGGGGCTAAAAAACTGTCCTCTAAAATCATTCGCGTATCCAATGAACTGCTCCAGGACAGCGGCGTAGATATCGAGGCGTTCCTGGCCGCGCGTATCGCCACTCGCATCGGACGTGGTGAAGCGAAGTATCTGGTATTAGGGACCGGCACCGGCACCCCGCTGCAGCCTAAAGGGCTGGCTGCGTCGGTAACTGGCACCAAAAATACCGCAGCAGCGACCACCTTTACCTGGAAAGAGCTGAACGCCCTGAAGCACTCTGTCGACCCGGCATACCGTAACGGTCCAAAGGTGCGCTGGGCCTTTAACGATGCAACGTTGCAGCTGGTGGAGGAAATGGAGGATGGACAGGGCCGCCCGCTCTGGTTACCGAACATTATCGGTGGCGCACCTGCTACTGTTCTGCAGGTGCCGTATGTCGTTGACCAAGCTATTCCTGATATCGCGGCTGGTGCCAAATTTGCCTACTTCGGCGATTTTAACCGCTTTATCGTTCGTCGCGTCACTTACATGACGCTGAAACGGCTGGTTGAGCGTTACGCAGAGTACGATCAGACTGGCTTCCTGGCCTTCCACCGCTTCGACTGCGTACTGGAAGATACCGGCGCGATTAAGGCGCTGGTGGGTAAACCGGCATCTGGCGGCTAAGGCAATAATCAGCTTCAACCTCCACCGCTCCGGCGGTTTTTTTATGCCCGCAGTTCGCTGCGGGCCAGGGAAAATACATGAGCACAACGATTGAGATGTTGCGGGCGCAGTGTCGGATCGATATTGACGATGCAACCGAAGATGAACTGCTGACGCTGTATTTCACAGCTGCTCGGCGTCGCGCAGAGAACTTCATTAATCGGAAACTGCATGAAGACTCTGTGCCTGATACCGATCCAGACGGGTTAAAAATTGCTGACGATATCCTCCTGGCGCTGATGCTTCTTGTTGGGCATTGGTTCAACAGCAGGGAAGAAGCTTCCGATGTAAATAAAATGAGCATCCCCTTCGGCTTCACTTCGTTGCTTGAACCCTACCGATATATCCCACTTTGAGGTGATTTATGGCCTGTGAAGGGTGTCTCCGTCGGCGTGAATGGTTAAAAAAGTGGACGAAAATAGCCTATGAACGAGCAACTGGTAAATGCGCTGATAGCAGCGCTGAGAGAACAAACAGCAGCACAGCGAGAGCAGACGGAAGCGATAAACCGCCTGGCTGAGTCTAACGTCGCCCTGTCCGATGTAATTATCCAGTCGCTTGCCGGCGATCTCGATGAGGCGCCAGAGCAGCAAACCTATCTGAGCGGGAAACCCAGGGGGTGATATGCAGGCCGGAAAATTGCGTCACAGGATCACCCTGCAGGAACCGGTCAAAGAACAGAACCCGACAACGGGAGCCGTAATTAATACCTGGCGCGATGTCGCAACCCTTTGGGCCGAAGTCGCTCCTTTATCCGCACGTGAGTTTATCGCCGCCCAGGCCTCTCAGGGCGAAGTTACCACCCGGATAACGATTCGTTACCGTGAGGGTGTTACCCGCAAACATCGGATCCTGTTTCGTGGCCGCATCTACAACATTGAGGGCGTTTTACCTGATCCACGGAGCGGCAGGGAATACCTGACACTGCCTTGTTCAGAGGGGGCTAACGATGGCTGATGGCGTAGAAGTAAACCTGACCGGCCTCGATTCCGTCCTGGGGAAACTGGATGCCGTCTCACAGGTCACTCGCGATAAATCCGGTCGTGCAGCGCTGCGTAAAGCGGCAAACGTCATCAGGGACAGAGCGCGCAATAATGCCGCGCGGGTTGATGATCCTCTCACCAAAGAGGCTATCTACAAAAACATTGTGGTCAGCTTCAGCAGCAAGGCGTTTCGCAGAACCGGCGACCCGACGTTTCGTGTCGGGGTGATGGGCGGAGCCAGGCAATACGCCAATACAAAGGCCAATGTCCGAAAAGGCAGGGCGGGTAAAAGTTATAACACTGCCGGAGATAAAGGTAATCCCGGCGGGGATACCTGGTACTGGCGATTCCTGGAGTTCGGCACAGAACATGCTGCAGCGAGGCCAATAATTAGGCCTGCACTGAATGGGGTCGATGCCGATGTGATTAACGTTTTTGCTTTGGAGCTGGAAAAGTCCATTGATCGCGCTGTGCGACGGGCGGCTAAAAAAGGAACGCCGGTATGATTTCTCCAATATTTGCAGTTTGCGCAGCCAGCCAGGCAGTCAGGGATTTGTTAGGTTCTAATCCCGTGCGGCTTTATCCGTTCGGTATGCAGGACGATAATATCGTTTACCCCTATGCAGTCTGGCAAAACATAGGTGGCAACCCTGAAAATTATCTAAACCAGCGGCCAGATGCAGATCACTATTCTCTGCAGGTTGATGTCTATGGCGATACTGACACCGACGTGATCGCTGCTGCCCGTGCTTTACGCGACTCAATTGAGGGCAAGGCCTATATCACCCGATGGGGTGAACAAAGCCGCGATCCTGAAACAATGCGATACCGCTATTCCTTCGATGTTGACTGGATAACGACCAGATAACCAACAACCCCAAACTGACCCGCCTTGTGCGGGTTTTTTCTTTTATGGAGACAAAACATGTCTGTATTAACGCAAGGCACGCAGTTTTTTGTGCTCAAGTCTGGCGTGGTCAGCGAGGTTGAATGCATCACCAGTTTCAACCCCGGCGGGAACCCTGCCGATCAGATTGAAGATACCTGTCTGAGTGAGCGGGATTCCAGAACCTACAAAAAGGGGCTTAAAACGCCTGCGGCCGCAACCGTCGGGCTTAACGCTGATCCGACGAACGCCAGCCACATTATGTTGCATGGCCTCGCTGAAGCGAATGACCAGACGCCGTTAACTTTTGCGGTTGGCTGGTCAGATGGAACCAGTGTCCCGACAGCCGCCGCTTCTGGCGCTGAGGATGCTGTTGATGGCCTGGTACTGCCATCGGACCGCACCTGGTTCATTTTCCAGGGTTACGTTTCCGATTTCCCGTTTGATTTTCAGGGTAACGCTGTTGTGACGACCTCCGCCACGATCCAGCGGTCTGGCTCTTCCGTATGGGTGCCGAAGGCCGCAGCGTAATTAATATGCCCGGTTATCCGGGCTTTTCTATTCAGGAGCTGAAATGCAACTTACTCTCGATACGTTAAAAGAAACAGGTGCTTTTACCGGGCGTCCCGTGGAAAAAGAAATTAAGTGGAAAGGGCGTGACGGGAAAGAGCATATTGCAACCGTCTATGTGCGCCCGATGGGCTACCACACCACTAAAGCTGAACTGCTGGCGTATAACGGGAAATCGGACCCGATTGCTGAGCGCATTGCGGCGCATATTTGCGATCAGGACGGCGCCCCAGTGTTTACCGCGGCTGACATTCTTGGAACTGCTACCCCAGATCGTGGCGCGCTCGATGGGCCGATCGTTATTGCTTTGCTGGCCGTCATCCAGGAAGTCAACGATCTGGGAAAGACTACGAACTCACAGGAGAAGACGAGTTCTGGTGTGAGTTAGTCATGAACGGCATCGGTGGGCGGACCATAGCGGAGGCTCAGGAGCGAATGAGCCTTCGTGAGTTTCAGGTGTGGGTAAAGTACCGTAATAAGTATGGTCAGCTTAATGTCATAATGCGAACCGAGTGGGGGGCTTCGCTGGTGGCTTCTGTCCTAGCTAACATCAATAAGGCAAAGAACACGCCTCCGTTCAAGGTTAGTGACTTTGCACCGCACATCAACGAAGCGCCGCTTTCTCTGGAAGAAGCTATGAAAAGTTGGGTCTAGTCTTAGGTTTATTGTATTGTTGGGCACTCAAACGGAAATGAGTCTGTGAGGTCTCTCAATGAAGAATCTTTTACTAGGGTTGTGCATTTCTTTAATAGGCTTTTCAAGTCTTGCAACTGCAAAAATTACTTATTTATCTTGTCCTTATTTAGATGAAAGAGCACCTGATCTTATCGTTGTGCTTGACCAAAACAATGGGTCAGCATCTCTTCAGTCGCCATCTATGGGAAGCGGATTAAATTTTACAGCTCCTGCTGCATTTGGGCCATCTGAGGTAACGTGGCGTAAGGATTCGACAAAATATAAGCAAACTTATTCAGTTGATAGAGCAACACTTGTTTTGAAGAGAACTACTTATAGCGAGATGAGTAATACTACTCACTCTGAAGTCTCCGACTGCAAAATAAGCAAGCCACCGAAACAGAATAAGTTCTGATAAATATAAACCCGCTTAGGCGGGTTTTTTATTCCTCGGAGAAATATGATGGCTGGCAAGTCCCTTGGTACATTAACAATTGACCTAATCGCAAAGGTTGGTGGATTTGTTCAGGGAATGGATAAGGCTGAAAGAGCCTCGCAAAAATGGAGTGCTCAAGTAAAAAAAGACGCCAAAGAAGTTGGTGCTTCTATTGTTGCAATTGGTGCAGCAGCTGCCACTGCAGCTGTAGGGATTGGTGCCGCAGGTTTAGCAGTTGTGAAAAATACAGCACAGCAGGTAACAGAGGCTGACCGCTGGGCAAAATCTCTTAAAATGTCCACTCAGGACTTACTTGCATGGCAATATGCAGCTGAACAAGCTGGGCTAACCGGCGATAATATTGCAGATATATTTAAAGACATTAATGATAAAGTTGGTGATGCGGTACTGAATAAATCAGGTGAGGCCGCTCAGGCATTAGATACGCTCGGACTTTCGGCTGAGAAGCTGTCCCAGCAATCCCCTGATAAGCAGTTACTGGCTATTAGTTCAGCTTTACAAAAGATACCTTCCCAGGCAGGTAAAACAAATATTCTTGAAAGCTTGGGCAATGACCTGTCAAAAATGCTGCCGTTGTTTGATAATAACAATGAGAAGCTGAAACAGTTCATCCAGTTATCAAAGGATTTTGGTATCGCACCGCCGCAAGAAGATATTGATAACCTCGTTAAGGTTAATCAATTTTTTCAGGATATAGAGACTAGTGCCCGTGGTCTTAAAATGGAAATTGCCTCTGGGCTGGCTAAGGTGGACCTTTCGCCATTGCAGGATGGGTTAGATGACATTCGTGATGTTTTCACCGACCCTGCTATTCTTCAGGGGTTATCAGACCTCGTAGGCGAGGCTATTAGCCTTGCCGGTGTCGTAGGTCGTATTGCTGGTGGTTTGGGGGCTATTGCTACCTATACACGGTCGCGGATAGGTGCTGTATCTGGCAATTATAATGCTGCTGATGAAAGTGACATTGCACAGCGCATTGAGTTTCTTAACAAGCGAGGTGACCAAAGTAAGGAACAAAAGGATGAATTAGAGTTTTTATCTAAACGTCTTCAATTTCTTCGGGCGATTAAGTCAAGTATGACCCCAGAGGAAGTCGAAAGAGGAGCCAAAGGATTATCATCACTCCTTTCTGATATGGGATTGTCGCCAACTGATAATAATTATAAATTAGGAAAAGGTGAATCAAATCAGAAAATAACCACAAAAAGCAATCCAACCGACAATGCTTTTAAAAGCAGGCTTCTTGATCTGCAAAAGCAAGCAGCACTTATTGAGACGACAGGCAAAAAAACTGCAGAAGTAACAGAGCTTGAAAAAGTAAACTTTGATATTACCAGTGGTAACTTAAAAGCATTATCAGAAGCGCAAAAAGAGCAGCTCCGGTATGCGGCTAAAATCATTGACTCAAAAAAAGAAGAGTTACGGCTAAATCAGGAAAACGCAAAGTTAGCTGAATTTGTTTCTGGCCTTGATAGGCAGAATAAAATAATAAGGCAAGGGTATGACAATGATCTGGCTGGTCGATCATTGGGATTAAAAGACCGTAGCCGAATGCGTGAATTAAACAACATTCAACAGGACTTTGAATATAAACAAGCTGATTTATTAAAACAGTATCAATCTGGTGATATTACCAAGTCACTTTATGAGTCTGAAACTGATGCGTTAAAATCGTCACTTGAAGAGCGCCTGCAGATTCAAGAAGATTATTATCATGAGTCTGATGGTTTACGTAATGACTGGGAGTCGGGCATATCAAGCGCATTATCTGATTTCGCGGATAGTTCAAGTGATTATTATCAGCAAGCGGCTGATGCAATGACATCAATATTAGGTTCTGCAACTGATTCAATTTCTGAACATTTATACGATGTTATCAGCGGTACTGAATCAATGGGTGAAGCAATAAAGGGAATTTTTTCAGACCTCGGGAAGTCAGTGATAAAAGCTCTGGTTGATATGGCTGCACAATGGATCGTGTATCAAGGTGTTCAGATGCTGGTTAATAAAAGTGCCCAAGCCTCTGCTATTCCTTCAATGATCGCTAATGCTCAGGCTACAGCCTTACAGGCTCAACTTGCTGCTTTCGCATCAACTGCCGCAATCCCAATTGTCGGACCGGGATTAGCTCCAGCCGCGATGGCTGCTGCAGCGGCTATAACAGAACCTATGGTTGCTGCTATTTCTGCCGCTTCCCTTTCTGGCATGGCCCACGATGGGATCGATGCAGTTCCTGAAACAGGTACCTGGTTGCTTCAAAAAGGAGAGCGGGTGACCACCGCAGCGACCAGCGCCAAACTTGATGCCACTCTGGATCGAGTAGCAAACCAGTCAACCGGTGGTGGAACTATTTATTCTCCCAAGATCACTATCCCCATCAATGGTAACCCTTCCGATGCAACGTTGGCGCTGGTCCGTAAAGCTGCAGATGAGGGGGCAGAAAGGGGATACCGGAAGGCGGTTAACTCAGTCGCAAGCGGTCAGGGTGATTTACATAAGGCTCTGATGGGGAAAACTACCTCGGGGAGGAAAATTAGCTGATGGCTATCACCACAACGCTTTATTACCCCTCCGCATACCTGCCTGGACCGCTTAAAGAGGGTTTTGGTTTAACTCCTGTATCTCCTCTGAAACGTACTCAGATGGTAACTGGCCGGGGACGGCAGCGGCGTGCCTACACCTCGACACCAACCCAAACAGATCTGGCCTGGATTTTTTCTGACGCCCAGGCGCAGGCTTTTGAGGCATGGTTTCGGGATGAGTTATCAGATGGGGCGGCGTGGTTCAACATACCGTTATTAACGCCTGTAGGGCTGAAAAATTACGTGTGTCGTTTCACGGATATTTATAAAGGCCCCACGCCAGAAGGCGGATTTTACTGGAGATATACCGCGCCAGTAGAACTCTGGGAGCGCCCATTGCCGCCGTCTGGATGGGGGCATTACCCGGAATGGATAGTCGGAAGTTCGTTGCTTGATATCGCCCTGAATAAGGAGTGGCCGAAGCATGACGCAGATTAAACGCCTCTACGCCAGCAGCGGCCCGGAGGTGATCATTGAGACGCTGCAGATCACCATTGGTTCTGACGTCCATTATCTGTGCCAGGGCTACGAGGGTATTACGGCAACGACGGAGAACGGCGATACCGTAACGTTTACCTCCTGTGCGATAGACATTGCTCTTCCGGCGCGCAATGCGGACGGCACGCAGGACCTCAAATTTGCCCTGTGCAATATCGATGGTGTTGTGTCCACGGCGATCCGCAATGCGCTGGCTAACCGTCTGTCTGCATTTCTGACGTACCGGCGTTATATCTCCACGGATTTAGCGGCCCCTGCGGAAGTGCCGTATACGCTGAAAATCAAGTCGGGCTCCTGGACGGCGACAGAGGTGCAGATCACTGCGGGCTACATGAATATCCTCGATACCGCCTGGCCGCGATACCGCTACACGCTCCCTGTATTCCCCGGACTGCGTTATATCAGCTAAGGAATCCCAATGTTTAACCCTGATAAATACCGTTCAGTCACCTGGCTGAAGGGCGGGCGCGTATACCCGCAACTCGACTGTTTCGGCATTGTGAACGAGATACGCCGCGACCTGAATTTACCCGTCTGGCCCGATTTTGCAGGGGTCACCAAAGACGACGGCGGCCTCGACCGGGAAGCGCGCAGGATGATGCTTACCCTTGAGCGCTGCGAACCCTGCGAAGGGGCCGGGGTGGCCTGTTATTCCGGGTCGACTGTCACCCACGTAGGGATCGTGGTCAGTATCGATGGTCTGCTGCATGTGGCGGAATGCAATCCGGGAACGAACGTCACCTTTCTGCCGTTGCCGCGGTTTAAGCGGCGATTTGTCAAAGTGGAGTTCTGGCAATGACCATTCGTTTTTACCCGTCCCGGCTTCCCGGTGAACCACTCGAAACGCATGAGCATGGTGTAACCAGCATTCGAAGCTGGCTGGTGGAAAATGTTGAAGGCTACGAGGATCGGGATGTCCCACCGCTGACCGTTGAGGTTGAGGGGCTGTTAATTCCGCCAGTCGAGTGGGCTAAGTGTGTGATTCGCCCTGATAGTGATGTCAGGCTTTATCCGGTGCCTTTCGGGCTTGAGGCCGCGACAATTGCCTGGATAGGAGTGGGCATTGCCGTCGCATCTGCGGCTTATTCATTGTTCATGATGAGTAACATTGATGCCGGCGGCTATACATCATCCACAGGTCGAAGCCTCGACCTGAACCCCGCTAAAGCAAACAGCGCAAAACTCGGTGATGCCATTCGTGAGGTATTTGGCCGGGTGCGTATCTACCCTGATTATGTGGTGCAGCCGGTTACCCGGTTTGATGCCGCCGATCCTACGAAAATGCGCGTCCAGATGCTGCTGTGTCTCGGTGTCGGTGATTTGATTTATACCAATGGCGATATCAGGGTTGGCAGTACGCCAGCTTCAACGCTACCTGGATTTAGCAGCACCCATTACCCGCCAGGCGCGGACGTTTCCGGTGATGAGCGCAGCGAAAACTGGGTCAACTCCACCGAAGTTGGCGGGACGTCATCCGGCACCGGGCTGGATATGGCCCAGACGTCGCCGGACGCAGACGACATTATCGCAGACAGCATGACCGTCTCCGGATCGAGCGTGACGTTTACGGGGCTGGATACGGATGATGATGACGATAATGACGAGAACGATAACGCACTGCCGCCCAGCTGGGTCGCTGGCGCCGTGGTCGAACTTAAAGCCCCGGCGAACTACCAGATCACCACGGCGGCTGGATACAGCGTTATCGCAAGCCCGCTGCTGACGGAGATCGCGCCGGTAGTAGGTATGCCGGTGACGCTGGGGTTTAACTCTGTCGATTACGATCTGTTTATCGCGTCATATACCCCCGGTCAGGTTGCAGTGCCCGGCACGGGGGGGAGTGCGGCAAAAGTCCAGGCCAGTGCGGCCCCGACCACCTACGATTTTTCGACCAGCTCCAGCGCGTTCACGATCGACCTGGCAGGGGGTTACCTACCCGGTGTCGCTGGTGGCTAACTACGTCTCGATGTCGGGACTGCTGGCGGCCATCACCGAGGAACTCACCGGATCCGGCCTGGTTGCGCAGGACAACGGCGGCACTGTACTGATAACAGAGGCGGCCAGTCCGTTCGCGGGTGGGGCGATCACGTCCTCTTCGCTGCCTGCAGCTGTTTTCGGTGATGCCCCGGTTTACACCTCCGGCACGGCATCAACTGGCGGCAGCCCGGCGGTAACGGCGAATGTGACACTCGCCTATAACAGCGCCACGGGCACCGCATTCTCCGGGATGCCGGAGGGGGTGCAGCGGCTTTCACTTGCCCACCGAGGCAATGAATACCAGATCGCCTCTGCCGACGGCGCGACGGCAACGGTGGCGCGTCTGGTTAACGGTGTTATTGATGAGTCATGGCCGGGATTCATAGCCAGGACGATGATCGACTATGAGGCTACCGGGATAAACGATAATGATACCTGGATGGGACCATTTCTTGCCTGCCCTGAGAACGAAAAGATTGACGCTTTCGAAGTAAATTTCTCTTTCCCGAGTGGTATCTGTGGATTCAACAAGAAGGGCAAGAAAGAAGCGTGGTGGGTTGGCTGGGTAATTCAATACCGTATTTACGGCTCAGGGGGAGGATGGGAAACGCGCGACGGATTTTACAAGTTAAAAAATATTAACGGACTTGGATTTACTGAGCGTATCACTCTGCCTTCACCAGGCCTCGTTGAGGTCCGGTGTCGCCGGAAAAATGAACAGGGGCAGGATAATGCCAGAGATACGATGTACTGGCAGGCACTGCGCGGGCGACTGCTGACGCGCCCTTCATCCTATCCCGGCGTGTCGCTGATGGCGGTGACCGTTGAGACGGGGGGCAAATTGGCGGCGCAGTCGGACCGCCGCGTAAACGTTGTGGCCACGCGCGCCTATGACTCAGGAACCGCCAGAACCATTTCGGGGGCGCTGCTGCATGTCGGGAACTCGCTGGGGCTGGAGATGGACGTCGACACCATCAACGCGCTGGAATCCGCGTACTGGACGCCACGGGGCGAAAATTTCGATTTCGCCACGGGCGACAGTATCTCAGCGCTGGAAATGCTGCAGAAGATAGCCAATGCCGGGAAGTCACGTTTTCTGCTGAGTGATGGCCTGGCGACGGTCAACCGTGAGGGGATTAAGCCCTGGACTGGCATGATCACTCCGCATGAGATGGTGGAGGAGCTGCAGAGCGGATTTACCGTACCGTCCGACGATGATTTTGATGGCGTCGACGTGACGTACATCAACGGGACTACCTGGGCAGAGGAGACCGTTAAATGCCGGACGCCGGACAATCCGACGCCAGTGAAGATCGAGAATTATAAACTCGATGGGGTACTCAATCAGGACCACGCCTATCAGATCGGCATGCGTCGCCTGATGAAATACCTGCTGCAGCGGGTGACGTTCCAGGCCACTACAGAGCTGGACGCGCTGTGCTACAACACGGGCGATCGCATTGTGCTCACGGATGATATTCCGGGTAACAACACGATTTCCTGTCTGGTGGAGGCGATGACAACGGCTGGTGGCGTGACAACGTTCACCGTTACGGAGCCGCTGGACTGGTCTTTCGAAAACCCTCGAGCGCTGATCCGCTATCAGGATGGCTCTGCATCCGGGCTGATGGTGGCAAGCAGGGTGGGTGATTTTCAGCTGTCAGTCCCGCACCTGAGTGAGTTTGATGATCCGATGAAGGTTGACCTGTCGTCGGCAACCATTGAGCCGATCCGCCTGGTGTTCTGCGGCTCAACGCGCCATGTCTACGACGCCATTGTAGAGGAGATCGCCCCGCAGTCTGACGGAACCTGTCAGGTCACCGCTAAAGAATACCTCGAATCGTTCTACCAGTACGACGACGCCACATACCCCGGCGACGTCGCTTAATACCAAAAAAATCCCTTTCAACTTTTCTTTCGCTCAAACCCTCGTTTGGGCGAACACCGTTTTGGAGCAAAAAACATGGCCTTTAACCCGGAGCTGGGGAGCACGTCTCCCGCTGTGCTGCTCGATAATGCCGAGCGCCTGGATAAGCTGGTCAATGGGCCAGCCGCTGATGTTCCCGACCGTGGTGGCGATCCACTCTATTCGTGGCGCCAGATGATGGCGAAAAACGATGAGGTCAGGCAGAACCTGATCCCGCTCAGTAAACAGTATGCGACGCTGGCGGCGGCACAGGCGGACATCGCGAATATTCCGGTAGGCTCGACCACGTATTACCGTAGCCCTGATGATTCTGCGCTGGCTATCGAGGTCATTAACAACGCCGGGACGCTGCAGCCTACCGGGCGGAAAATGCCGTCGCAGAATTCAGTTAACCAGGCACTGATTGCAGCTGGTCAGGTAGCAACCGCTTCCTCTGTCCGTGATAACCAGTTACACGGAATGAGTATGCCAGACCGGCGTACGCTGGCTGCAGACTTTACCCAGTATCTGGATGCGTTTTCTTCCGGCGGATCATCGGCACTGAACGGATCGGCGACTTATGCGGATCGCGTGTTGCTGTCCATTTCCTCTTTCTCCACATCTTTTGCTACAGCCGCATGTACGCTGACGCTAACGGGAGCGGGAAGGACGCTGTTCAGTCAGGGGTTTTTTGACGGGGAAACGCTGACCGATGGTGTTTTGACAACCCTGTATTATGACGTGGCAATGCGCCAGTTCATTGTTGATAGTGTTTCCGCCAGTACGTTTAACACCTGGGTGTTGAAAGGGTCAATTAAACTCCCACGGGCTTTTTCTGCTACAGAGGCGCGCGTGCTGCGCGACCGTAAAAACAGAATCCCTATCGGCATAGCATCGTCTGCATATACCTACACTGTAGATACGCTTGCTTTTGATGCCGCTAACGATCTGCTATATGTCGCTGTATCACGTACGGTGATGATTGCAGCTGGGTATGCCGACACAACGGAAGGGGCGCAGAAGTATTTCTGGGATACTTACGGCGGGATTATCCTCAGCCAGAAATCCACCGCTTCTCAGACGCTGCCTGAATACACCCTGTTTTTCTCAGAGGCGGGGGCGGTGACAGCGGTCACCGACCAGAACTGTACGGCGACTATTCAGGTGACAAAAAAACTGTCTCTTGATGTTGGGAAAATGCAGTCAAACGCCAATGCCGTGAATATTGCTGCAAATGCTCAGGCGTATGCCGCTGACAGGTTGCGGGCGCTGAATCTCGAACTCCGGGACTACCAGACCAATATCGGCTCCGTAGGTAACTATGGGTCACAGGTGGCTTACAGTGCCACGATGAGCGGCGGCAGTATTTTCACGCTGAATAAGCTGTCCCTTTCCACGAACGTGCGCCGCCTGGTCATGACGATGACCGACGGACTTGGTACTTCACAGAGCATAGCTCTGCTGGAAGGCGAATCTACCGCCGGCGCCGTCCTGACAACGCCGTATGTCGATTTTGTGCTGCAGCCAGCGGGTATCAACGGCCTGGGTATCAACACGACCACCGGTCGCACGACGATGAACATCCCGGTCACGCTGCCCGGTGCTCTGCCATCTGACACCACCCGCATCATTCGTGACCGCGCAGGAGTGTTTGACGCCTTCACTCCCACCACGATTGCCGGGGGAACCACACGGGGCATCACCTACAACGCCTCAACGGGCATGCTGATTCTGGCTGTCCTGAATGCGGACGTCACGGCAGCAGGCTATGCGCTGACCACTGCGGGGATTATTCAGTATGTGGTGGATAAGCTGGCAGGCTACGTGTTCAGTCAGGTCACATCTGTATCCGCAACAAAAACCTTCTGCAACCTTTTTAAACTCGCCGCCGGTGCCGTCACCCTGACGACTGACGGAAACGTAACATTAACCGGTACGTTCAACGGGCCCAAAATGACAACTGACGATTTAACGACGTATCGCCGCTATGAGGTTGTGGTTAAAAACACAACTGATTACGCAACAGGAAGCCGCCCTGTAGCGATAAAATGCAAATTCCAGGCGGGTGAGGTACCGACTGACCGCTGTATTGTGGTGACGGATGCGGACGGAACGGTATATCCCTCCCAGTGGGCGGGAGAGGGAGACTTTAACCCGCGCCGGGGGCGTAACCTGAGTTACTGGGCTGATGGCTCCCTGCGCAGCGGGGATTTGCTTATCCTCGATAATATCCCGGCTAACTCGTCCAAAAAATACCTGCTGAAGGCCTACCCGACACCGCAGGATGCGTCCTCCTACACCAGAACGAACCGGGAAACCGCAACCAGTCTGCTGGTAACCGCCGATGACGGGACTCAGGTGCGTTTTGACAGCGTGGTAGGCTGGCTGCCGTACAAACTGACGCGGGACAGCATCACCTATACCAATATCTGTCAGCAGTTGTATGCGACGGTAACCGGCACCGCCTGGTCGACGGTCGCGGCGGGTTATACGGACTACGCGTACAAAATTATCAGTGATGGTCCGGTATTCACCGAAATAGAAACTATCTTCTACAATGGCGCTCTTACCGGTAACGTGGCCATTGCGGCGCGGTTGATTAAACATACCTACCGTACTCGGGTATTCAAAAACGGGTATGTACAGATTGATGCTGTGGCTCGCCTGCAATCTGCGCTGGCAGCTAATGCCCTGTTTGCATGTATGACGCGCATTCAGCTTAACTCAACGGCGACCAAAGCATATCGTAACGAGTACAACGCGATCTGGACTGACAATTCAGTATTGCGTTCTGTGTCTATCCGTAACGCAGGCGGCGATACTATTCGTGATTCTGCTGAAGCGTCTACTGTTGGTAACAGGCCGCCAGTCGCCGGGCTGACAGTAACCACATCCTATGTACGTTTCGATGGTGGGTGGACGGCAGGAACATATGGATCGACCACAACGACCCTTGGTGCTCCTGCGGGTTGGGCGTGGCCTGTCTCATTCACTATGAACCTTAACGAGAGCATTTCTGATACTACGGCATTGTCTAACGTCGAACTTAATCCTGTTGTTGGGTTCGCTTCACTGTCATCTGTGTACCCACGCGTCCGCCAGGCTAAACTGGCCAGCCGTCTGGGGGATGTCATTAGCGGTATTGCGGCCTGGAATACGCTGGATGCGACAAGTACCGACAACGGCAACGGGATGTTCAACACCATTGCCGGCGATATTGTGCGCATGCTGCATCTGAAAATCGGCTCGTTTGAGACGGTGTATGCGAAGTTCTCCGCGTGGGCGACAACGTGGTACGGAAGTATCGGCAACATTCACCTCGGAAACGCAGCTGATTCCAAGTCGCTGCAGTTTGCCTCCCGCCTGGTACTCCCTCCGCTGTGGTGGCTCTATAAGCTCGCGGTGCTGAATGGTGACACGGCAAAACAAACCGAACTGAAAGTGGCCATCGGCAATCTGGCAGCAGACTGCTATTCAGCATTCGGTACGGTCGGTTCGGCAAACAGCAACTTCTATGCTGCTGCGTTCCGTTCCTGGGCGATGGCGTATGCTGCTGGTCTGGATACCTCCGGGAGCTACGCTACGGCGATGACGATGGTTGACGGTCAGTTTTCATCCAGTACGTATTTTGCCGGGGTGAAAAACATTATTACCGATAACGTCACTGAGAATGTTCCGAAGCGTCGCTATCTGCATTATCAGGTGTATGCCTGGAACAACTACCTGATCGGATGCAAAGCAGCGGGACGGGCATCGGTCCTAAACATGGAAACCTATGCGTTAAATGCTGTATCGGGTTACGGTGGGCTGAAGGAAGTGGACTACTGCATCGCGGAGTCGCGCCGCGGGCAGCCGACAACGGTTGGATTCCTGCTGTACCCTCTTCTGCATTCTGGTGATAACTCCTGCCTCGAAGCAGCTGAGCGCCTGCTGGATGCTTTTGATGAGTACGGTGGGTCAAATACCAATGGGCAGATTAAGCTGTGGGATCTGGATTTCTTCTCAGAAATTTCAACGACATTCTCAGAATATACCTTTGCCTGCAATATTATGGCTGACGCATGGATGCAATACTGGCTGGATAACAACCAGTAGCACTGACGCCATGGAAGGCAAAAATGCTTGAATGATCTCGCGACGATAACTACTGTATATAAAAACAGTGTGCGCCGGGAGACCGGTAAAGATCAAGGGGTGAAAGTCCCCGACCATTGAAGGACCAGCAATCCACAGGGTCCCCGAGTCATGCGTTGTATACCGTGAGGTATGGGGCGAAGCGTTGACAGGGGTGTTGACAGGCCAGCCATTGAGCCACGAAATGTATATTAAATTCCCGGGTGCCGACGTTGTACTGTTTACGGAAGGCAACATCATAGGGTGCGTTACTGCGAGTGCCATATGGACCCGGCGGGGTCTGAGACCCTGGCATGTCAATACGATCTTTACGCGGGAACCGGGAGATCTCCCCTCTGACCATCTGCCAGTGCCGGAGATGGCCCGCACCGGGAAGGCGAGGAGCCGAAGCCGGTGATGTACGGAGAGGAGAAGTCGGACTCGCTCATAGTAGCTGCGAATCTGGCGAACAATCCGCAAGGAGCGGAGTCAGTGGAGCGAAGGAGCGGGGCCAAGGGAAACGCGGAACAGCCACACATGCGCCGGACGCAGAGCCGGGAAAGTATGTCACAGAGGCTGTCACGCGTGCGGGAAGCTGCGAAGCAGCGGAAGAAAGAACGGTTTACCGCATTGTTCCACCTCCTGACAGCAGAGGCACTGGAGAACGCATTCCTCTCCCTGAGCAGGAAAGCGGCTGCCGGAGTTGATGGTGTCAGGTGGAAGGACTACGCCGAAAACCTGAAGGTCAACATAGCAGATCTGCACCGGAGGCTTCATCAGGGTAGTTACAGGGCTCAGCCCGGCAGGCGGCACTACATCCCGAAAGCGGATGGAAAACAGCGCCCGCTCGGCATCGCCTCACTGGAGGACAAAATCGTCCAGTATGCGCTGGTTAAGATCCTGAATGCAGTCTACGAAAATGACTTTATGGGGTTTTCATACGGGTTCAGACCCGGGCGAAGCCAGCACAATGCGCTGGACGCACTGGCCACAGGGCTGGTTCGGACCAATGTAAACTGGGTACTGGATGCCGATATCAGTCAGTTCTTCGACAAGGTAAGCCATGAATGGCTAATCAGGTTCATAGAACACAGAATCGGCGACCAGAGGGTAATCAGGCTCATACGAAAGTGGCTCACAGCCGGGACCTCAGAGGAAGGAGAATGGCGGGCATCGGAGGAAGGCACCCCACAGGGTGCGGTTATCTCGCCGCTGCTGGCAAACATCTACCTCCACTATGTCTTCGATCTGTGGGCGCATCAGTGGCGACGCCGCCATGCCACAGGCAATGTGGTCATGGTCAGATACGCAGATGACATAGTCATCGGGTTCGACAAGCGAATCGACGCTCAATGCTTTCGTATAGCCATGCAGCGCAGACTGAAGGAGTTCGGACTCACGGTACATCCGAAGAAAACCCGACTGACGGAGTTCGGCCGCTTCGCAGCCGAAAACCGCGCCAGCAGGGGAAAAGGTAAACCAGAAACGTTCAACTTCCTCGGGTTCACGCATATCAGTGGGAAAGATCGTAGTGGCAGGTTCATGCTGATACGAAAGACACGCCGGGACAGGATGACGGCGACACTGAAAGCGATCAAGGACGGACTACGAAAGCGCTGGCATTACTCAATCCCCGAACAGGGAAAATGGCTCAGGAGAGTGGTTCAGGGATACCTGAACTACCACTCAGTCCCGGGCAACTATCCCATGATGCGGAAGTTCAGGATATACGTAACAGACCTCTGGCGACGGGCGCTGAGGCGCAGGAGCAGCAGGATGATACGACATGGACGAAAGCAAACAGACTGGCAGCCGTATGGCTGCCGAAGGTTCGGGTTCTGCATCCATGGCCTGTGGAGCGGTTCACCGCCAGACACCCAAGGCAGGAGCCCGGTGCGTGAATAGCGCACGCCGGGATCTGTGCGGGGGGTACCCGGTAACGGGTATCCCTACCGCGACGTTTATCAGAGGGCAGATCATGCACTGTCAGTCAGATATCAATCAGGCATTCCGCGAGTCGGTATTGCGCAACTCCAAAGGTTTTCAATACCTGCACACAAAGGATTTTGTGTCAGCGCTGCGCCGGTGCGGCATCCACTTATCCGAGGTGGAGGCGAATTCCTGGATCGCACGGGAAAAAATCGTATTTCGTCGATAGCGCGCTGGATCACAGCGAAAACCGACTGTGGATAATGGCAGAGATGGAACGAGAGCTGATTGTCGAGCGTACCCGCGCCGGTTTAGCCGCAGCGAGGGAGCAGGGGAGAGTAGGTGGACGGCGCCGGGTAATGACCACTGAGGTTGTGGAGCGATGCCGCAGGATGTTGGGTACGGGCGCAACCCGGCAGCAGGTAGCCGATGTGACAGGCGTGGACGTGAAAACAATCTACAAGTACCTCCCGGCGACTTGAAGACAAAGATTTCACTACTTTTCCTGATATGTTACGTTTGGCTTAATCAATTCATTCAGCTTTGAAAACAGTTTGGGTTGTTCGTGAACGGTAAGAAAACAATAAGTTTTGAGCAATTTTTAACTATTAACAGCAATCTTGTTTCCATCTCAGATACATGGGCTGACTTGTGGGCGTTAATTTTTCACACGGGTTTAAGCGCTGGAAGGCTGCTGAGTATTCGATATGATGATATTGATGGTGACTTGATACTGATACGAAAACAGGGTCACCTGAAGGAGCTACGTGTTAAATCAACCCCTCCAGTGGAGGCGATGATTGCTCGTAGAAGAGAACGCTATCCAGAAGATGTTTATTTATTTCAGAGTCATTCTAACCGTGTGAAGTACCATCGCCGGCCGGTCACTATAATTGCTTTCAACGCCGCTTTACGTCGCGCCGCTAGAGCATTACCAGACGTTAACGTAAGCAGTAGTAGCGCGAGAAACATACCGGACTAAGCGCCTGTCCAGTAGCGTGTGGCCTATGTGACAGGCGTGGGAGTGAAGACGATTTACAAATATTTGCCAGTACAATACGGCGATAAAAAATCCCCTTGAGCAGGCACACTCAAGGGGAAAATACTACATAACATCATTGCTGTGTGCGTCTTTGCGCTCATCTATCTTCCAAGAAGATGCCTAAAGCTTCCAGATATTTCTGGTCTGAGCAGTTAAAACATTGGGTCGGTAGCCGATGTAATATGAGGGGGGTGAAGACGATTTATAAATATTTCCCTGCTCAATGTTGCCAGTCGAATTGAGGCATCAATGCGTTACGTCAGCGCCGATCATTGATAGCCACTGCCAATATTGATCTGCTGCACACATGCATTTACTGTGTTTATATACAGTAAGTTTGACAGGGGGAAGTATGCCGCGTTTATACGAAATCGAGACGGCCTGCCGTAAGGCAATAGATATCCTGCCTAACGGAAAGCGCATCCTCACCACCAGGCGATTTCTGCAGGAACTGGAGAGATATAACTGGCACTGGTCGCCACGGCAGGCTAATCAGTGGATAGAGGGCTACGTGACAACATTCCGCGACGTCTCAACGCAGGAAGGTGACGATCGCACGTTCCAGCTTTACAACCCAAATGGAGGGCTGTAATCGTGGGCTTTCCATCGCCAGCAGCAGACTTTGTGGAAGGACGGCTTACCGTCGATAAACTCTGCGGTACCGGCCCTAATACTCGGATCGTGCAAACAGAAACTGGTTACACCGTAGTCGATGTCTCCGGTAAACCAAAGCAAGGAGATACCGTTTTAATTCAATACGGCGGAGGCACAGATTTTGCAAAAATTATGGGCCGGGCATTTATTACAAGAGACGGTGAGACTCTGGAAGGAGAGGCTTTGGATGATGTTACAGTTGTCGGGGTGGTGACATTCGACATCAATCGCGCATGGCCTACTGATGATGGATGCCCGGTTATATAAAACAATAGTTAATTGTATAAGTACCTAATCAATATAAAAAAACCAGCCATAAATGGCTGGTTTTTTAAGTAAACATTTCCAACGTAGGCAACGTGAATGGAGGGTGCGGCGATAAGTGGTTCACACTAATGCTCGCAGGATTATGTCTTTTATAATGTAAAACGAACATTGATGTTCTATCACCATAAGGCTTATCCATTTCATAATCATGAATGCCGACATGGTAGTGCCAAAGGCAATGCTCGTTTACAAACTGCACTTTTGCTCTGAAATCAGGATCATCCGGGCTTACATCATCGGAAAACTTATTTCTACCTTCAAGATTTGCAAACCCGTTTTTCATGACTTCGTTGATAAAGGTACTAATCCTCTGCCTACTTTTAGGAGGAAATTGCCTGTATCTGGCTCTAAAGTGTGCAGTGACGGAAACGTCTACAGATCCATTAGCCATGCATCAATCTCATCAGCGGTAGCGAGTTGAGACGGGATGAGGATGTCAGCAGAAGCAAGAGAAGCACAGATCTCATCCATGGGATAGTCAGCAAAGGTATCTCTGCTAGTAAAGTTAGTTCGTGTCGCATTTGCGACTTCAGAGGCTACGAAATCAACAGCGTTGACAGTGCTTATGCCAGTAGGTGTTGAAAATGTAGAGACCATAAACATAGTGTTGATAGTCATTATTTTAGCCCCATATTTTACTATTCATCTGATAGGTTAGCATTAAGTGCGTTACGTAAGGCTATTGCTTTGTCACGCGTAAGAGTTACTGATGCAACTCGTTTGATGTCGACTCTTGAACTTGACGGATGACCGCTCTCATCTGCGTATGGAAAAACGCGATGACTTAAGAAAGATAAGTTTACGTAAACAGTGCCATCAATGTTGTACTCAGTAACACCAGTTATGTCTGCGAAAACGTCATGAAAATGTTCAGCATTTTCGATTTTCGTTACGCCAAACGGTGCGGCTTTAACATTTTTGTCTGAGTTTGTCATTTTGAAGTTCTTCCCTTTTATGGATGAGAATCATACTTGAACTGATTTTTTAAGCAACATCTTCGAACCAAGGAAGATGTAACAGACAGCATGTAGGCATCCATCGAACAACATGAAACATCATTGAACAAACTATAGAGTATTTATGATAGAAAGAGTACCGCCCACAGTCTCAAAAAGTCGAAATGCCGACAACTTTTAATACCCATACATATATGGATACAACCTAACAAAAGTGTGTGCAGTTATGTGTACAGGTGGAGTTTATTGAAATTTTTTTTATCATTTAAAACAGTTGGTTATATTTGTAGTCGTTATATCCATTTAACTAAGAGGACAATGCGGCATGAGTATACCCGCTAATGGACTGCGGGGTAAGTACGCTGCCGCTCGATTGCTTAAACCCTCGCCATTTATGCTGGGTTTTTATCATTTTTCTTAATGTTTTCCGCACGTTCTGCTTTTTGGCGTGCTTCTGCTTTACGCTTGTTGCTCATGTCGTTACGAATCTGTGCATGACTCATTAACGCGAAGATAAAGGTGCCGCCGCAGATGTTCCCGGCTAAAGTAGGTAGTGCGAAGGGCCAGATGAAATCGCTCCAGTGCAGCGTGCCGTTAAACACCAGATAGAGGATTTCAACAGAACCGACAACGATGTGGGTGGTGTCACCCAGTGCAATAAGCCAGGTCATCAATATAATCACCACAATCTTTGCCGCACCCGCAGCAGGAAACATCCAAACCATAGTGGCGATCAGCCAGCCGGAAATGATCGCGTTGGCAAACATCTCGCTGGGGGTGTTCTTCATCACATCCATGCCGATTTTGACAAATGCATCGCGAGTTTCTTCATTGAAGATAGGCATATATTCAAATGCCCATGCAGCAATACCTGTCCCGAGAATATTACCCAGCAGCACGACGCCCCATAATCGCATAAGTAAGCCGACGTTGCTCATTGTCGGTTTTTGCATGACGGGTAGTACCGCAGTCACGGTATTTTCGGTAAATAATTGCTGGCGGGCCATAATGACGATAATAAAACCAAAGGTATAACCGAGATTCTCCAGCAAGAAGCTGCCCGGCACACCTTCCAGTTCGACTTGAAATATCCCTTTTGCCAGTAACGAAGCGCCCATCGACAGACCCGCCGCAATGGCTGACCACAGTAGCGCCATTGCGTCGCGTTCCAGCTCTTTTTCACCATCCTGGCGGATATGCTCATGAATTGCCATCGCCCGGGAGGGGAGTCGGTCTTCATCTATTTCTATTTTTTTGCCGCGCTCTTTTTCTTCGCTCTCAACTTCAATTTCGTCGCTGTGTTGATCAATTTTGTCGTTGTCCATGGTCTCTTCTCTTGAATTAGCACGTATAGCTAAAGCGTAGCGGCTTTTTTGCTCGCAACTGACGGGAGTTACTCTGAAAATGTAGAAAAGGCTGCGTTTGCCTTTTTCTGTTTCTATAGAATCAAGTAGCCTACAGGGCGGCGATTACCAGGCTATGATCAAATCAGCAAATCAGGGCGTCTGGACATCAGTTGACGTGCTGTTACAATCGCCCACACCTAAACAGGCGGATACGGTATCGTTCCGTCATGGATGGCAAACTGCATAAGCCATAAAAAAACAGGGAGACATTTATGAAGCTTCGCCTGTCGGCGCTTGCTCTGGGAACTACGCTTCTGGTGGGGTGTGCGAGTTCCGGTACAGATCAGCAAGGGCGTTCTGACCCGTTAGAAGGGTTCAACCGCACCATGTACAACTTCAACTTCAACGTATTAGACCCGTATATTGTTCGACCGGTCGCTGTCGCCTGGCGTGATTATGTTCCGCAACCGGCGCGTAATGGTTTGAGCAACTTTACTGGCAACCTTGAAGAACCTGCGGTGATGGTTAACTACTTCTTGCAGGGCGACCCTTATCAGGGGATGGTCCACTTTACCCGCTTTTTCCTGAACACCATTTTGGGGATGGGCGGCTTTATTGATGTTGCAGGGATGGCGAACCCGAAACTGCAACGGACTGAACCTCACCGCTTCGGTAGTACGCTTGGTCATTATGGCGTGGGTTATGGGCCTTACGTTCAGTTACCGTTCTACGGTAGCTTCACGCTGCGTGATGACGGTGGTGATATGGCGGATGGTCTTTACCCGGTTCTTTCCTGGCTGACCTGGCCGATGTCTGTGGGTAAATGGACGCTTGAAGGGATCGAAACCCGCGCTCAGCTGCTGGATTCCGATGGTCTGCTGCGTCAGTCGTCCGATCCTTATATTATGGTGCGCGAAGCGTACTTCCAGCGTCATGATTTCATCGCTAATGGCGGCGAACTCAAACCGCAGGAAAATCCGAACGCACAAGCGATTCAGGATGATTTAAAAGATATTGATTCTGAATAAGAAACAAATAAAAAAGGTGAGTCGCAAAACTCACCTTTTTTGTTGTTATCCCTCAATTACCACAAGTAAAAGGAGATAAACCGACAATGACCTAGACGTAATTATGTAAAAATACTGATGTTCGTCACTGACTATTTCCGATATTCAGCTGTTGAAAAATCAAAAAACTGGAAAAATAATTTTAAATATCATCAAAATTAACACCTGGCGCAGATGGTTGATTAATTTCATTTTGATATTCAGCCTGGCGATTTTGAAGCCTTTCTTCAATTTTACCTTCGAGATCCTTAAAATGCTTATATATTTTTTGAGAATGGCCAACGTTAATTTTGTTACCGACTAAAGTAGAAACTATTTCTTTTAGATGGTCGCATTTATATTTTGCATCGTCCACTTGAAAATCATATCTTATTGCTCGACCATAACGTTTAAAAACGTCGTTTGGTTCTCTCAGTCTTTCCCCGTTGAGCTCGTTTACAACCTGATGATCGGAACCAGTTGCAAATGATTCTGCCATGATAGCTTTACTGCTTTCAAACCACGCTGAAGCACTCCTGGCGTTTTCACTACAATATTGGGTGAGACTATCACCATTAATACGAATTCCTCTTTGAATGTGGTAGTCGTCCTGATCGTAGTAACCGAGAGATAAGTAATCATTTCCGTTTTTATTTTTAATTACAATAGCGAGAGAGTCGCCTTTTTTATCTTTACCGTACCAGGTAAATAAGTCCGTTGGTTCGCTTTTCCCGCTCTCATCAAATTCCGTTACTGTATGTCTGAGTTTGTGTGATATCTTATCGAAGATAAAACCAGGATCTCCATCATATGTTTCTTTTAATGCGCTGAAGATCATTTCCTTGTTATTGATATCATGAGTCTTCTCAACTATGTTGTCATTAATGATAGTACGGACGAGTTCTTTGTCTTTATAGTTCGCAGGTAATTCTATTGGTTCTTGGTTGTCGATACCAATAGTAATATGGTCTGTATCATTGGAGTCAATATCAATATAAGTAACTGAGGAATTATTAATATTAAATCTATAAGGATCGTCGTTTACTCGTATGGCGTTTTTTATAAGCTCAAGTAGATGTTTAATACAGGTGCTTATTCCTTCCTTACCATTAAAAAGGTTTTTGAACTCTTGTACTAATCCATTAACTTCATCATTGTTATTTTCATTGATGGATTCTGGGTAAGCTGCGCTGGTATTGTTGATTGAAATAGATGGTAGCAT